GATACGATATACAATGAGCAATTAAAGAATACTCTGCAACAGATAAACCTTGAAAAGCAGGGTATTGATGCTCAAACCATAGCACGAATTGAGTCGGTAGAACAAGGTAGAAAGCCTAGTGCTTTAGGGATGCTAGTAGAAGCTAGCATGAAAGCATATGCTACAGAACGAAAGTATGGCGGTAATAAGAAAGGTAGTTTCTTAGCTACTATAGGACTAGGAGGGAATGACCCAGGGATACCTACTATAGGTCAACAGGGTTTCCCGTCAGTACCTCCAATGAATAGTACTTACATTGGAACTACATAAGAGGAAGACATGGCAGAACGTAGAACGCAGATAAAGGAACTTGACATCCCTTCAATGTCCAGTGTGACACCTACTGCTAGTCCAGTAGAAACATATGTAAGACCAGAGCGGGAACAGGTTCAACCCAGCGCTTTAAGTCAGTTTGTATCAGCCATAACTCCTGCTATTAAAGCAGACAGTGATGAAAGACTACGCAAAACCTTAGAGCGTGAACAGAAAATTCAAGACGGTAGGTTTAAGAACCAGGTTAATGAATTAGGTCAGTACGCTCTTCAAGTAGGTTTTAATTTAAAGAAAGATTTTGAAAAAAACAGCGAACATTACTTTAGTCTTAGAGATGATGTAGACGGGACTGCTGCTGAGAAATTTCTAGCAATACGTCAAGGATATATTGATGAGAACGTAGAGAGATTAGAACAAGAAGGCGTAGACGAGATACTGGTTCAAGAATTTAAGAACCGTATGCAGGAATATAATACTGAATTTCTGGCAAAAGTCTATCTTCCTGGTAGAGAAGAGATACAGAAAAAAGATAGAAAAAATAGATTTACTACTTCTTTGTCTATTATTTTAGAGACAGTTCAAGATAGACAAGATGCTCTGGAAAAAATAAACGATGCCTATCTTAGACATGTAGACGCCAACTGGGGAAATCACGCGGAAACGCTAGATACTCTGTGGAAATATGCGGAAGAAATTTCTCTATATAATGCGGATAATGCGCTAGTTGATTGGTTAAAGTCTCCCCAATCTAGTCCTGAGGGACAGCCTGCACAGTGGCTTGTAGGTAAACGAGCAGGTCAAAGAGCTACAATCGAAAGCCGCATACTAAAACAGGCTAAAGAGAATGAAAAGCTTATAACAGAAGCATTGACGGCCAAGGCTATTGAAACCTCAGTAGCGCAGAATTATGGGCCAAACTCTTGGGGTAATTTACCAATAAGACCAGAGGGTGTACGGCTACAAAATGGCAAAGTTGTTAAGATAACTGCTGACCATGTAGCTCCTTACGTTGATGCAAAATATTATGAGATACGGCAAAACATTAAAGAAACTACTTTTATAGACGAAGAGACTAAAAAAGCGAGACTGAATGAAGCAGCTACTAATAGGTTAAATTTCTATTCTAATTATAACCGCACTCCTCCAGAAATTTCTCAAGTTGTAAATAATTCGGTACAATATCTTTTTCAGGGTGATATAGAAAATTATCCAGAAAGACTTGCAGCCGTAGAAAAAATGTATAAGACGCTAGTCGAGGCAGACGCTCAGACAAGTGGTAGTATATCAGCAGCAGCTTTAACAAGAGAGGCTTCAGAAAGATTTAAATATCTTAAAGCAATGGTTAATGTTGGTATGGATTTTCAAAAAGCGGTAGCTAGTGTACAGGGTCCGCTATATGAAGGACGTAGCATTAAACTAGAAAAAGATGAACTTAAACAGTTCTTAGATTATGCAGTTGTTCTAACTTCTCCAGAAGCTAAAGCAAATAATCTTTTCGTAATGGAAGCAGAAGTAAAAAGTGTTGCTGAAGCAATATTGAAAACTGGCGCTCAGATTACTGAAGAGGAGGCAAAGGCTCAAGCTTTTAAATTAGTTCTTGATGACTACCAGTTTATAGAAAATAAAGACGGAAGTACTACTGCACTACGTATAGAAAGTAACGCTCTTAATTCTGCTGTTAATGTCGAACAGATTGAACAGGGTATTCTAGAGGTAAACAATGATCGAACCATTGGTGCATATATTGAAAAAGAACTGGGTGTAGAAGGTACAACGATTAGGCCGTCCACGTTTGGGGCAGGAGGATATAAGCCTGGGTTTGATCTTTATCTAAGAGAATCTGGAAATCCCAATCAATACTATCTTATTGCTAAACCAGAAGGTGAGGATATAGGAACCACACAAAGCATTGTTGTAACTACTGTTAATCTATGGGATTTTAATGCTAATCGTATTCAAGGATTAAAAGACCAAGTATTACAAAAATATAGAAAAGCAGTAGAAGACGGCATGATAGCTGACTATGAGCCTGAAGTTGCTGTTGATACATTTTATAACCTTGACAGCGTGGCTCCTAGTGATGGGGGTTTTGTCGAAACTATGGAAAGAGCCATAGGAGACAATGGTGTACCATATCCTCCTGTAAGGCCAGAAGAACTAGGTGGTGGTGCTTCTCTAACTGTACCTGAAAGAAGGTTATCTAATGCTCAAATTAGACAGGACGAGAGAATACAAAGAAGTCTTGATCTAAACAGAGAAGCTTTGTCTGAGGAAGTAGTCACAGATGAAGGCTCTAGTAGTTGGATACGTAGCATAGGGTCTGCTATTGGTAAAGCTATCTTTGGTGGTGAAGCACAGTCAGCAGAACTTGAAAGCACTGTAGCACAGTCGCTAGACAAGGCAGCTACAAATCCACTAGAGTTTGTACTTAACAATAGATACTTAGGACTAAGTGAGAAAGACCCAGATCACCAGAAGACTATCGCTGGCTTTATGAACAGGGCTGTTAAGGGACGAGTTAAGAACCCTAGTGATATGCAGCTAGATAGTAACGCATGGTGTGCTGCATTTGCTGGACATGTTTTAAGCAGTCTAGGAATTGCTTCTCCTCAGAGGTATGATGCTCTAAGAGCTAGATCATATCTTAAAGTTGGTAGAGGTATTTCTATAGATAAGGCACAGCCAGGGGATCTTGTTGTTATGAAAACTCGCCTACGAAATGGTAAGACACAGTGGCATGCAGGTTTCTTTGTTGAACACGACGGAGGCAAAACCTTTAAGCTTCTAGGTGGAAACCAGAAGGATCAAGTTAATGTCCAGAATAATACTGTAGCTAATATAGCAGGCATAAGAAGGATTAATAATGTTCAAAACATTAAGCCTGATGCCTTGAAAGCTATCCAGAGAGATATGACTTTCTTTGGAAAGCTACAGAATTTCTTAGCAGGATATAGAGCAAAATAACAACAGCTAAATTAAATCATAAGGATATACAATGGCTGAAGAATACGTTCAAAGGGAACTGAGCAAGTTTGGATTTGGTGGTCCTGAACCATCACCTGTAACTCCTGTAGTCAGTGACCTAGCTATCAAGAGAGCCCAGCGTAAACTTGAAGAAGAGTCTACTGAGAAGGACAGCTTCTGGAGTTTATTTCGCGCAAGGCAACAAGATGCAGGAACTATTCCTTCAGCCTTTGCTTTGCTTGATAGGCCTACACCAGTTAAGGATGAGCCTATTTCAGCAGAGATTATCAATGAACTAACTCTCGATATTACTGACGAGAAAGCAGTAAAACGTATTCTTGATGCACTAGAAAGCAAGGGTGTAACGTATGCTCGTGCTATTGCTTCTGAAGTACGTAATACTATTGAGACTAATAAAAGACTAGATAAAGCTGGGTTACGTGGTGCAGGCGCTAAGTTATTGTCTGACTCCACTGACCTAGCTGAGGTCGCTATTATGACAGCTTCAGCAGCAACTCTTTCTGCGATAGCTCCCGCCGCTGCTCCCGCTACTGTTCCTGCTGCTGCAGTTGGAGCGCTTAAGCTAGGTAAGTTGTTCGGCAGATTTAAGGATAATAAGAAATATTTAGCAGCAGTTATGGGTGTGGGGGCTGCAGAACTTGGCGGATTAGAGTATCTCAGGGCACAGCATAAATACGACATAACTGGTGGCGATATTATTTTAGCAGCTAGTATTGGTGCTGGAGCTAATCTAGGCTTTACAAGGCTTGGTCAAGTCTATACCAAACGAGCGATGATAAAACGAGCAGAACTTAAAGAAGCTAGCGGAGAAACTCTAACAGAATTTGAAACTAATTTACTACGCCAGAATAATGAAGAAACCTTAGCAGAGAAGTACATTCAAGAAGCTTACGATAACGATGACTTTGATGTAGACGGAGCAGTGGAAGCTATCGAAGGCTCTGGCCTTACTCGTAAAGATTTTACGGATATGACTAAGGAAGAGCTTGCTGCTGTCCCTAGACAACGAGGCATTTTCCCTAAACAGAGGGGATTTATATCATCGTTTGTGCGTGCTAAAAATTCTGAAGATGGGGTTGCTAGATGGCTTGCAGATGGAACAGGACTAAATAGCACAGGTAATATTCCTGGACCTAATGGTGAAAGGATACCAGTAGGATATGGCGCACTAGAGCAGCGTGATGTTCTCCAAATGGTTTATAGAGTAGCTATTGCTAACCCTATTAAAAATATAATAGAAAAATCAGGATTTAGTCAGAAAGAAGAACTCTATGAATTAACATCCCGTTTCATGCGTGGTTCGCGTGAACAGATGCCTCCTTCTGTTTTAGAAGCTGCTGAAATCTACAGAAAAAATATGGACAAACTTTATAGATTGGCTATAAAACATAATGTAGCAGGCTTTACTAAAGATATGATTGGTAGCATTGAAAATTATCTACCACGTATGACTAACCAAGATAAGATATTAAAGTATCGGCAGACAACTCTTAAAGATAATGCTGATGGAACTCTTAATGAGGGTTGGTTTACATTAGGTGAAGAAGCTATTCGTAGAGGCCAACCTGATATTGAAACTATGGTGGCAGCTTCTTTAAAGAAAAAAGGAAAAACATCAGATAATAAGGCTGTTCAGTCTTTCATCAAAAGAATGTCACGTGGTTATATGCAAGCTCTTATAAATCCACGTTTATCTAATAATACTAGATTTAAATTTTCTGATGGTAATTTTGATGTCGAAGATTTTATGAGCATCATGAGAGCAGAAGGCATTTTTGATGATGACCAGTTAGAAGTAATGCTAGACGTTCTTACAAGAAATGCTAAAGTTAAGGGACATCCTCGTTCTAGACCTCGTATGATCTTAGATGAAATGGCTGAAGTTACTTTAACAGACCCTGATGGTAACTTATTTAACATTAGCTTTAATAATATACTAGAAGAAAACATAGACACACTATACAACAATTATGTGTTTCAACTAGCAGGTGCTATTGGTCTGGCACGGAATGGTATTAATACTAATAAGCCTGGTTCTAACTTTTATGAAATCTTAAAGCAGGCTGTAGGTGCTACTGAAAGCGAGCGTAAGGCACTAGAGTTCATGTACCAGTCTATAACTGGTGAATGGGCATACACAGGAGCAATGATAGCTGGTCAGCCTATGAGCAGGAGAACAAAGAGATGGATGGCAAGAGGTAGAGAATTATCTTTTGCTGCTAATATGGGCATGTCAGGCATGGCGGCTATAATGGAAACCTCTAATAGTTTATTTGAGTTTTCTCTTCCTACTCTTATGAAAACAGTTCCAATGTATTCTAGCATTATTCGTAGAGCAAAGAATGGAGAATTTGAATCCAAGGTCATGCGAGAAATGGCTGCTGGCACTGGTGTTGGTAGTGATGGACTTACATCTAAAGTTACATCTTTAAAGACACGAGAAGATGGAGACGTTACTGAAAGCGTTGCTATTGCTGGTGAATACACATGGATGGATCAAGCACTAGGAAATGCAAGAGAATTTGTTGCTAAATGGTCTGGTTTACGTGGTGTAACAGATGTGTTACGTAGGGTTTCACTGTATAATTACGCATCAGAATGGGCTTACAAGCACAAAGCAGGAGAGATTGCTTTCTCCCCTATTAGACGAGAGCAGTTAGGCATCTCAGATGATATGGCTCGACGCATTAGAAATCAGATAGACGAACATGCTGAGTATCTTCCTGATGGTACGCTAGAAGCTTTACACGTAGACAGATGGTCTACAGGTAAAAACGCTGATCCAGAAGCTGCTGAACTTTTCTTTTATTCAGCTAGGAGAGCAGCCACACAGGCTGTTCAAGAAATGAATGTAGGTTCTGTTAATCCTCTTCTGCGTAGTGAAGTAGGAAAGTCTTTCTTCCAATTTTTATCCTTTCCTATGTCCTCTCTAGAGCAACAAGCAATGAGGCAGGGTGTTCGTTTCATGAATGGTGATTCGATGGAAGTCTCCCGAATTATGTTATCCTCTTTATTTTTAGGCAGTATGATGTATATGAGTAGGTCTTACCTTAACTCAATGGGCCGTAGTGACCAAAAAGATTATATGAAAAAAAGGATGGCAACAGAAGAGCTTCTACAGGGTTCATTAAGTCAAATAGGTGCAGCATCTTTGTTTGGTTATATTTATCAAATTACCACAGGTACAATGGATGGCAACACAAATGTTATGACACCTCCCGCCGTATCTATGATAGGGGCTGGACTAAAGGGTGGATCAGATATACTTGGTGCATATCTTTCTGGTGAAGAAGATTTGACTGAAGCTGAACTACGTAGTTTCCTCAGAATTTTTCCATTCACTTCAATTTACGGAGCAAAGCAAATACTTAACTCGTTTGCAGATATAGCAACAGTAGATAAATAGGATAAGAAATGGCTCTTTCATATCAAAACTATACAGGGGATAACGTCACAGATACGTTCGCTATTCCCTTTACATACACTGACACTAGTGAGATTAGTGTAACAGTCGATGGTGTGGCGCAGACAGGCCTAACTTTTCCTTCTGCCTCCTCCGTACAACTAACCTCGCCACCTGCTACAGACACACTTGTACAGGTTAGGCGAACCACAGACTTGACGGCACGTGCTGTTGACTACGTATCAGGCTCAGTACTGACTGAGGAAGACTTGGATAACGCTAACATTCAGGTCTTCCATGCAGTGCAGGAGGCTGTTGATACGACTACTAGTACTATGGTTCTAGAGTCGGACGACAAGTGGAACGCACAGAATAAAGTTATCAAGAACGTAGCAGACCCTGTTGCAGATACTGATGCAGTTAATAAACAGTTTATCTCAGCCAACCTACCCAACATTAATACTGTTGCTGGTATTGAGGCAGATGTAACAACTGTTGCAGGTATCTCTAGCAATGTCACAACTGTTGCAGGTAACAATGCAAATGTAACTACAGTTGCTAGTAATATTGCTAGTGTTAATACTGTAGCTAGTAACATCTCTGATGTCATAACAGTAGCCAACGACTTGAACGAGGCTATCTCTGAGATTGAAACTGCTGCTCTTGACTTGCAGGAAGCAACGTCTGAAATTGATGTAGTAGCTAACGCTATTGCTAACGTAAATACCGTAGGGTCAAACATAGGCAATGTAAACCTTACTGGTGCTAGTATAACGAATGTAAACACCGTTGCAGCAGATATTACAAATGTTAATACCGTGGCAGCTTCCGTCGCTGATGTCAATACAGTGGCTGGAGATATTGCTAATGTT